TCGAACGTTAGTCGTCGATAATCCCTGGGCAAAAATACCCTGGCGACAGACAGGCTCTGCATGGTAGGATGGGCTCATCGTCAAAGGCAAAGGAATTACATTTTGGCTGAAAAACCGAACAAAGACTACACTCCTGAGCGCATCGCTAAGACCACAAGGCCTTACGTGAACATAGCTTGGGAATACCAAGAAGCCTTTCTTGTCCAGCTCGCCCGCTGTGGAAGCATCATGATTGCCTCCAGAGAATCCGGTGTTTCTTACCAAGCCATCCGGCGACAGCGTGAAAAAGACGAGCTTTTCGAAGCTATGGTCCAAGAGGCGCAAGAAGCGTTCAACGCCCATTTGACTGAAAAGCTCTACGAGCGAGCCGTCGAGGGCGTAATCACCACCGAGGAGAAGAACGCCAATGGTGATGTGGTCAAGCAAACGCGGAGGTTCTCTGACCAGCTGTTCATGATGATGCTCAAGAGGCGGATGCCAGAATATCGTGAGACCGCGCAGGTCGACCACAACATCTCTGGTGGAATCGTATTTCTTGGCCTGACTGCGGATGACTCTAAGGATTGGCTTGACAAACACGGCGACTCTAAGATCGAATAAGGATGGTGGGTAAATTGAGCGAAAAAGAGAAGTCCGACATGTTCTTCAACCCTCTTGAAGGGGCCACCTTCGATGAGATCTGGTTGGAGCTGGCCAAGCGCTACGAGAACTGCATCCTATTGGTCACGGTGGAGGACGACAACCTTCAGTGCCTTCGCACGCAGAAAAGCGGTTCTTTCTTCACCCAACTAGGGATGCTTGAAGCCACTCGAATCGCTGGCCTGTCTGCCCTATCCCCTATTGCCGTGCAGCTTGTAGGTGACGACGAGGACTTCGAGGAAGATGACGAGGAGGAGGAAGAGCTATGAGACAGGGATTGGATTGTTGGGATGCGAAATCGTCTGCGTGCGCTCTTATCGGATGGGTCATGTTGGTGTCCGCCGGGTTCGACTACAGTCGACCTGTTGGTCTGTGCGTACTTGGTCTTCTCACACTATGGCTAGGGCGCGTATGGATCAAGAGGCCTACAGGTCTGTCCGTCGCCAAGGACTGGTACTGCGTCACGCACGGCGCCGGTCACTGGGAGGATGAGATGACACCGGGCCAGCAGAACGATGCCGAGAGTCAAGGTCGGTTCTTCCTCCAACGAGTCTACGGAAAGCCGATGGTATGAGCCGCCCCGCAGTCCTCTACGCCCTGTTTTTCGCCGTGGTTTTCTGTCTGGTCTCCTGTGCTGGGCCGTGCGCGAAGGAGGAGCTGCCTGCTAGGTACGGTGCTCCGCAGTTCTCCAATGTGTGGCTGGTCACAACGCCCACCGGTAGAGGGTCGTGTTTCCCTATCCTGCAGCAGCTTGAAGGCGACCGATGGCGCGTGTACTTCCTCACAGCTGGCCATGTGGTAATGGACCTCGGCAGCCACCTGCAAAGTGACTGGATACAAATCACTGATCCTAACGGACTCGTATACGAGGCGGAAATTGAAGCTGTCTGCAACGACTGGGACATTGATGATGTCGCGACCTACGTCGACGATGTCGCTGTACTGACGGCTCTGATCGACGACTACATAGATCTGTTGGCCTTGTCAAATCGAGAAGCTCGCCAAGGGGACGTGATCCTTTCTGCCGGCTACTCTCAAGGCCAGCAACTACGACTGTGGAGAGGCATCGCCAGCGGCAAGGACCAAGGCACCGCAGCGGCCTGGCCTGGCGTGTCCGGCGGACCGATCTTCTTGGAGAACGGCAAGGTGATAGGTATCATGAGCCAGCAGCAGCACAACGGTCACATCCCTATGACCAACGTCACGTTCTACTGCTCCATCTCAGAGGTACGCGACTGGCTAGACAGGGTTCTGCCTTGACCGTAGTTGATCTGCCACAACTCGAGTGGCGGGAGAACGAGAACGGTGACTTGCGCGGCTTTCACCCTGATGGACGGCAGGCCCTGTGGTCGCCATTGCCTGGCTCGCAGCAGGCCTACGATACGTGTCCCGTTTTCGAAGTCCTCTACGAGGGTACCAGGGGCAACGGCAAGACCGACAACCTCCTGTGGTCGTTCGCCAAAGAGGTCGGTAAGGGCTGGGGCCCATCGTGGAAGGGCATCATCTTTCGGCCGGAGCATGTGCAGCTTGAGGAGATCATCAACAAGGCCAAGGAGTGGTTCACGCTCGCCTGGCCCAACAGCACCTTCAACGAAGGCAAATCGGTATGGCAGTGGCCGACCGGAGAGAAGCTGTACTTCCGCCACGTGAAGCGGCTGGCCAATTATTGGAAGTACCACGGCCACCAATACCCCTTCATCGGGTGGGAAGAGCTCTGCACTTGGGCAGACGACAAGCTGTACCGGCGCATGATGTCCTGCTGCAGGTCTGCCAAGAAGGGTATGCCGCGAAAATACCGCTCGAACGCCAACCCCTACGGAGTAGGACACAACTGGGTCAAGGACCGTTTCCGGCTGCCAGTGGCCAGAGGGAAGGTGGTTGGACCGATCATCCGCACCCCACAGAAATTCTTCATTGACGGAGAAGAGAGGACCGAGATCCTTGAGCGAGTAGCCATCCACGGCGACATCCGCGAGAACAAGATTCTCCTCCACGCCCAGCCGACCTACATCGCCGAATTGGTGGAGTCGGCTACCTCAGAGGCGGAACGCAAGGCGTGGGTTGAAGGCGACTGGAACATCGTGGCAGGAGGGATGTTCGACGATCTGTGGAATCCGCGCATCCATGTCCTGCCGAATATCCCCTTCAACCAGATCCCTCGACGGTGGAAGATCAACCGAGCGTACGACCACGGCCAGTCTAAGCCCTTCTCCTGCGGCTGGTACGCAGAGAGCAACGGCGAATCGATCGTGGTGGAGGGGGTCACCATAGGGGCCATACCTGGCGACGTGATCCGCATAGCCGAGTGGTATGGGTGGAACGGCAAACCAAATGAAGGCCTACGAATGCTCGCTACGGAGATCGCAGATGGTATACTAGAACGCGAGGAGGACTGGGGGATCAGAGGAAGGGTGCGCGCAGGCCCTGGCGACGTGAACGCTTTTGACCCGTCGAACAAGGACCACTCCGTGTTCGGCGACATGAAGAAGCATGGAGTCACCTTCAACCTCGCGGACAAAGGGAAGAACAGCCGTGTCCTCGGATGGCAGCAGATGAGGAAAATGCTCAAGTACGCGGTGCCAGATCCTACCGGATATCGGGAGGAGCCTGGACTCTTCGTTTGCGAGCGGTGCGTGCAGTTCGTAAGGACCATTCCGGTCCTACCCAGATCAGAGAAGAACATGGACGATGCGGACACCGACGCTGAGGACCACTTGGCAGATGAGGTCCGGTACAGGTGTCGAGAGAAGCGCAAAGTCGCTAAGAGCAGGAGTTTCTGATGGCACATGCCGACAAGCAAGTCAACGACCCTTCAACCACCAGTGCAGCGTACAACGTGATGGCACCGCGGTGGGCCAAGACCAACACGCTCCTTGGCGGTACCGAGAGCATGAAGCAGGCGAGTACCCAATACACGCCCATGCACGAGAACGAGACGCAAGAGGGGTACAGCGACCGCATCAATAGCGGAGTGCTGCTCAACATGGCGGCAATCATCCTTGACGAATGGGTAGGCAAACCCTTCTCAGATCCCATGGTGCTAGACGACACTCTTGATGAGGACATGCTTGCCTGGTTCGAAGACATCGACATGCTGGGCAACTCGATTCATGTGTTCGCTCGCAATTGGTACAAGGAAGGCCTCTCGAAATCCTTCTCCCACGTGATGGTCAACGTACCGGACATGGGGCCACGAGAAGGACGATCCCTTGCCGACGACGAGGCGGAAGGCCTGCGGCCATTCATGTCTGAGGTGAAACCTGAGAATCTGATCTTCGCAGAGAGCACCATGTTCAATGGTCGAGAAGTCCTGAGCCACGTTCGAATCAAAGAGGAAAAGGCCGTTCGCGTCGGATTTGCAGAGACCTTCGAGCACCGCATTCGAGTGTTCGACCGCGTCCTTCCGACAGAGGGTCGCCTGCCGGCAGGCCTTGACATGTCGGTGGTCCCTGACGACGACGTCATGGAGTTTCTGCTTAGTGAGGATGGACAGGGCCGCACGTTCGTATCGGTGTGGCTGCATAATCCAGAAGCCAAGAAGGACGAAGACGAATGGGTGCTGATTGAGCCGCCCACGCCGATTGGCGTTCCCTTCATTCCCCTCGTGACTTTA